TTGATTGCTTCAATTACTCGATTGAAATACCAATAAGGATTTGGAGTTCCATTGGGAATAATCAGTACTATCTCTGATTTGAAAGTCTGCGGTCCTATAGTCATTTTTATCTCCTTAGGTTGATCATCTTGATGAATGAGCCCTGATTATCATATTGCACCAATTCAGTTTCGATATCTCCAGGATTGGCGAGGACCCATACAGTCGTACCTACATCCTCAGAGTAAGGCTCTTCTTTTATTGCGAAGGTAACTACAGTCGAGTTCTTCCCTTGATCAACTATGGTAGCTCCATCAAGTGGACCTCCTCTTAGTATCATTCGTCCACCACTGTTCTCGGTTTCTTGCAGAGAGGACATACCGGTCCCAATGCTTGATTCACAGCTTCCACCTCATCTGGAGTTGGAGTATGAAACAGTGAAGAACTAGATTTCAATGTCTGGTATTTCTTTGCGTTAGCCCACGCTCCACTGCTGAAGGATCCTCCATGGACTAGAACATATCCAGAGGCAGCTGCATTCGCATTCGCTTGTGGGTCCCCGGGGACTGCTACGACAGCCCTCTCTCCAAACCTCTTCTGCTGAATCGATAGAAAAGCGTCCTTCGAAATTCTAGAGTCAGCTATGGCTGTCTGAACCCAAGGCTCGGTCACTATTCCCTCTTTTAGACTCTCGTGCAGAGCATTCACGATACTCACTCCAAGAGCCGAGAGAAAAGCAGGGGTGACATTATCCCTGTCTGTGTTGAGGGGTACCTTCTGTAGGATATTCGCTCTGCAGCTGATATCGGCATCAACAACGGGAATTCCCATTTCAAGAACTCCCCCAGTCATATCATCAATTGGATAGATGTCCACTTGACCCACTCTCCAAGTCCTGGTAATACGTCCCTCATCATTCGCAATTTCGGTGGGGAGTTTCGCTTCGAATGATGCGAGAGGTTCCCCTGGCCCTTTGATTTGGGTCCCATTGATAAAGGTGGGAATTGGAGGAATGATTCTCTTGATCTCACTCATCACAGTGATAAGCTCATCCCGAGTCATTCTGATCTCTCCAGAAAATAAAGTACCAGAAGCTCGTTTAGATGCTTTCGAACGAGTCCTTCCTTTCTCATCGAATTTAATCATCCCACTGGTCGATTTGATACTTGCTCTTCGACATAATGAAATGACTGTTTTCTCTCCTAGATTGAATCGACCTCTCTTGGTTGGATCTCCTGCTCGACTCGATGGAGCAAACATAGTGTAGGTGTGTTCGAGATCTGCAATTCCTTCCAGAGAGAAATCCTCGACTTCGAGTGACACAAAAGGAGAGTTTGGAATTGGACTCATCCTCACCTCGACTCGAGGAGTCGAAGAATCCCAAGCATTTTGAATCAATTCAAAGATTGCGAAGCTCTTCCCTCGCCTCTCTAATTGATTAGCAAGCCCTTCTTTATCTACATTAAACCATGATTTCATCGAGACTCCTCTCTACCCATTATTAGCATATTTTCCACGACTGATCTTCACGACAAGATGATCCTTGACCATTCGATTGACTACATCATGCAAGGTTGCGGGAAGGTCTCTGTTCTCAGTGGGGGGGACCCATCCACTCTCGAGAAGAGCTGCAAGCAGTTCTTTGATGGTATGATGTGCTGGACTCCTCTTGAAGATCTCGATCATCTTCTCTCTAGCAATGAACCACGGCTTGTCCGGTTTCGTCAGAACTTCTTTTGGCTCCTCTGAAGCCCTCATCTTCTTCTTCGAAGGCTCAGATTCGATTGGTTTGAGATCAAACAATTCGGTGATCTCGAGACCTCCTCCTTTCTTATTCCGAGCAGCACATAACTCTTCGAAATGATTGACACAGATGCTTCTCTTGTTATACACCATCATCTCGTCCACAGGCTTCCCAGGGCAATCGACTACACAGCATGAAAGTAGTATCGTAGCCTGATCTCGAATGCCTGCGACAATCTCGGCATCCTTCCGACGGATTCGTGCCCTCTTCAGCATCGGAGTCTCAGCTAACTTGGTCGGCTCCTTCTCGATTCGATTTCTCTTCAGCCTCTTCTCGGGTTTGGTGGCCATCTCAATCTCCTATGGAATCTGACGCGCCTCCTGAGTCATCTCCGGATGTTTGACGCGAGAGTATATTAGTCTTATGCAGAATTATCTCTTCTATATCGGTCCCGCCGCATGTGGGACAGCCACAAGTCATTGCATGCTCGGCATTCACCATCGATTTGAAAACACGCCCACAGTCAAAACAACAGAACATAGATAAGCACCTTACATATTAAGTATACAACATCTCAGTCAAGAAAACGAATAAGACCTCCCATATTACAAATCTGTTACATTCCCAAGCACACTCCCAATAACCTTCTGCTTACGAATAAGAGTCTTAACAATCTTCGCATCGAGGCTGTCAGCCAGCACAAGATATTGAATTAGAACAGCATTCTTCTGACCTATACGATGACATCTGTCCTCAGCCTGAGCCATCAATGCCGGTGTCCAATCGAGCTCTGCGAAGACCACATGCTGTGAGGTAGTGAGTGTGCAACCGATCCCCATCGCTCTGATATTGCCTACAATTAATCGAGCATCTCCCCTCTGGAACTGATCGATTGCCAACTGACGTTCTTTCATTGGGGTCTCACCTAAGATTTTTACACACCTTCCAAACTCAGAAGCTATTCCATTGACTACATCGGTATGATGAGCAAAGCATACCACGGGACCATCTAGCAAGCACTCGCGAAGATGATCGACCACCTGAGGAATCTTCTCAAGAGCAACGGTACGACGAAGGGCAGACAGCTCGGTGAAAACAGTCTTGCTCATTTTCGTCTGCCCTTCTTTGATAAAGGCTTCATAAGTGTCATACGTTGATAATTCATCTTGAAGGTATTTGGTCAGACCGTCGTTAGGAAGCTCGATGACCTGCCTGCGTTTCTCTGGGAGTTGTGTGAGGACATCTTTCTTGAGTCGGCGAATCATAAAAGGTGAGAGTCTCTCACCCAGTTCTCTCAGATTAGCAAATCCTGAATAATCCATCCCCCAATGAGTCCGTCGTGGACGACAATACCTAGACGTGAATTTCGTGAAGCTCTGCCCCAGTCCTATTGGATCGAGTGATTTCATCAGAGGCCAGAGATCCAATGGACGACTGAGCATAGGAGTCCCTGTCAAGAAGATTCTCTTGCGGGCTTTGATCGGGGTGAATATGATAGAAGGTAGTTTCTTCTCACCCTTCTTCCTGACCCCACGTTTCCTCCCACCCAGAACTGCGACAGTGCGCTGAGTCCCTATTGTCTTGATATAGTGTGCTTCATCGACTATAAGCAGGTCCCATTCGACACTGTCGATAAGATTTCGGTGGTGAGCTACCACATCGTACCCGATGATCACCACTCGCGTGCGTGCTGTTGGTTCGATCGTACGAGCTCCCCGTCCTGTGATTATCAATATAGATGTCTTGCGCACGCACCAATCTTTCACTTCTCTGGCCCAGTTTATTCGCAGGAATGCAGGTGCAACTATTAAGCAATTCTTAATAGTTGCATCTGAATTGATAACTCCGATAGCTTGAATAGTTTTACCTAGACCCATCTCATCTGCATTGAGAGACGCAGAAAGACTCAGTGCGAACTGGATCCCCTCGATCTGATACGGTAGGTAAGTCTTGCCTTCTTGACAAGGAGGTATAGAAGAAGGTAGGTCCTTCACGGGATCAAATCCTCTTGAGTAATTCTTGCAGAGTCGAGAGGATTGTTGTGAAGGTAGGCATTTCTTCAAAGAGATGGATTCGAGGATTAGGAATCCATACCGTATGCCCTCCCGCCTCGAAGAACCTTGCGCATTGATCACAATCATCGTCAATAAGAACACGTCCTGCTTTCGCAAGAAGATGCTTACTTCTAGTCAGTATGACATTTTTCTTGAGGATAGGGTAATGCTTTTCCATCCATGAATGCTTCCCTATTACCGACGGTGCGCCGCAGGGACGGGAGAGGATGTATGTCTCATCGAAATTGCTGAAACAGAAATCAACAAGCTGATCTGCCCAAGGAAGTTTGGGAAGATTTCCCCAGAAGATGGCATCATCCCATTCTAGTCTATTCCCTATGGGGAGATGCTTATTGTCCTGAGGAAGATCAACCAATACCCCATCCATGTCAAGAAAAACCAGCTTCTGGCTCATACCCGTCTCCATCCTGTTCCAGACAATGAAATAATTCCACCTAATAGCGGCGGTGGGATTCGAACCCACGACCTCCAGATTATGACTCTGGCGGGATTACCTTCTACCCTACGCCGCATACATACCTCAGGGAACCGGACCAACTACTGGTGCAGGAGCAGTGGTTGTTGATGGAGTCCCTCCAAGAGTGACACTCCCCATCATCTTCGCCAGGTCGAGATTTGCGGAACTTCCAGCGAGGACGGGAGCTACTCCATCCATCACAGATTTGATAGCCTCTCCTCCACCGACTGCTGCTAGAGCAACCATCTGTCCTGCCGCTTTCATATTCTCACCAACAATCCGATGACGTTCGGTGAGCCCTGCATCGAGCTTGACAGTCATCTCCATCATCGCGAGTTGAGACGACCCCAATACTGCCGCCGGAACTCGGCGTCCTTCAGCATCTATGACCAACTCAGGACTGCTCTGGAACTTGGCATTCCCTTTGACATGAAGAGTCCCATCCTTCGATATTGTCACATCATCGAGAGTCAGCTCCCCATTCGCAGAAGCTGAAATCTCAATTATCCCCTTTCGAAGATCCACGATAGTCGAAGGATTGCTATATTGAGCAAGTGTCTTCGCAGACCAGTCAGGCTTGACTGATAATGAGCACCCTGACAAGAGACCTACTCCCCCAAACCAAATCCCTATCGTCACGAGATAGTCTAGATTCTGAGTTGACCTTTGCCTCACAGAACACCTCCACTCGCTCCACCAAACAAAGCTGTGAACAGATCAGACACAACCTTGAACAACCACGAACTCCAACCAAAATTCGCTACCGTCTGAAACAATGATATAAACATATTCTCTCCTTCTATCTAGAGACAAGCTGCCAGCAACACACTAGCAGTAACACCAAAGAACACACCCCAAACCAATGTCCTCGAAATTCTATTCAAATAGACCCTCCTTTCAACACACCACTTCCAATAGGCTTTCCTTTCGACATACTACCTGCCAACGTCCCTTGACAATCATATCGAGGTCTATCATCGAGAGACGTTGGGAGAATCCCCCTCTTAATCATTTCTTCATAATGCATCATCGCCCCTGCCCAGAATCTAATAGCGGCGAGACTATCACCATGATCCTCATCATTTTCCCTCAGCATCACCTGCATCAAATGAGAAAAGATTGAACGGATACAGCGTGAGAAAGGCATTCCCAATTCCCAATTTCGTTCCCCACGATTCCCTGCTCCCCATTCATAAAGCTTCGCATCACGCTCGAGAACGAAGGGACTCATTAGATTATACAAACCACGTCCATCTATCTTCTGTCGAACTGCTCCAGTAGAAAGTACTTCCGTAGGTATACTCATTTCTTACCTTTCTTCAATCGGTAGCCCGTCACTGGTCCTACTCTACCCGAGATATCAGTTCGTTGGACGCGGATACATTCTGCTCTGCCTTCTCGAATCAAGCTTCGCAGCAATCCAAGAATCTTAAAAGCAGACCACCCCGTTATTTCACGAATCTGAGAGGTAGTCATCCCCTCACCACCAGCAGTCTTCATAGCCGAAGATAGAGCCTGCATCCATTCAGATATAGAAGGAACTCTAACGTCACGGCCTTTCTTACGTTTAACTCTAGGGGAATTCATTTTTTGAATACGACCACCATCATTATCTGTCTCGTGCTCGGTAATAAACCAGACATTTTCTTTATTCAGGGTCATCTCGTTCTAATCTCCATACACGATGCCTCGCATAGACATACTTCTCAGTATTCGACCAACTCAAGACAACCCCACCGAACTGAGGTTGTGATTGTCTTGCTCCAGCAACTTTATGAGCGAATGGAGTCTTCCCCTGCCATCCAGGAGTCACTAAGGACAGAGCCTTACCATGCTGGGACGCTATCTCGATGCAAATGTGACGATGACGATGTGAACGAACAACCACATCAGGAGCTCGCTGCCCCCACCGCCCAGCTTCAACATAAGCCTCTATCAATTCCTTATAGACAGCAGTCGATTCATATGCTGAACTGCTTGTCGTTCCAATATGATGAGTAAAATGAACGAGTCCTCCTCGAAGTGTCTTCCAGAGTTCGTATCTAGAGGACTGTCCAATCGAATTCTTCTTTGCTCCAAGGACGGATGCGATCATCTCATCACCACATCCACTCTGACCAGAATGAGCCTCGGTTCCACGAATAGCATAGAAATCACCTGGACAGGCTTCAACGACAGGCTTCATGACCTGGATAGCAGCTAGACTCTGATCAGTGATATTATGAGACCATTGAGTCGTTGATCCATGATGGGACCCATCTATAAACTCACCATTGACCACAATATCGTAATCTTCACCCTCGGTGATCTCAGGCACCTCGACCTTCCAAAATCGTTCCCAGAGCTTCCACACCCCTTGCTGAAACCTCGAAGGTTTATAATGACCTCCTTCAGCCATGAATCCTTCTGGAGGACAGAGTCCTAATTGACATCCCACATGAAGATCACTGACAACCACAATATGACGTCGACCCTTTTCTTTCGGTCGTATAAGCTTTCTGCCATAGTCCCTATATGCTTCTGGCTTTTTCTTTCTGGTAATTCTAGACTTCTTTTTCATTGAGTACTCCCGAAGTGACTAACAACCTTGCTAGATCTTTCCCCGCACGAAGCACCTTCTCTTCTTTCCAATTGGGAGCAATGATATGAATAGCTTCATGCAACAATATCTCCGCCTGGGCCTCCTTCGATTTCTCACGCATGGTCGAATCAATTGTGATCCTATCGAGGTGGTAATCGACTCGACCATATTCACCGTCGAGTTTCTTCTCGACAACGCGATAGCACCGCCCATTTATTGTTACTCTGAATTTCTTTCGCATTATGCATGACTCGTAGATTGATTCGTCTGTTTCTGCTCAGGAGTATTATCTACAGCAGGCAGAACCTTCTGAATATATTCTAGATAGATACGTTCATAACTACTCCCTTCGTGCAATCCTAGAGGACACCTATGCCCCTTCTTACTATTCTTATAATCCAGATGGGATCCTATATCCCACAACCAACGAATCCACCTAGGCATTCTCCATCGTGGACAGTCGCATATATTACAGAAAGATGTCTCGGTCATCCTCCCTCTTACCAAACGAAGTTCCTTCACTAATCCAGGCGTCCACGATTCTTGAGAACTGACTCCTGGACATCTTTCACACTTCGCATGACGTTCAGCTTGCTGAGCAAAGGAGGCTTTCCTGCTCATCACCACACCAATAAGAGAACACATTCGAGGAACAAGATTCACAGACCATAGAACAAATCGCTTGAATCGATAAGGGGTTGTCATCTGCCTCTGCACCCAGCCAGGAGGACGTCCTCCACAACGAGCACACCCTTTCCCTATAATTCTCGAGAACCATGGCAGATAGATACTGTAACGAGGACCTCGAGAAGAAACCTGTCCCGCAAGATTGTCTTGAATACACTGACCGCATTTCTTTTTCGGAGGAGGCTCACCTCTCGTTGTTGTTTCATTAGGCGGAGGCGGAGGCGGAGGCGGAGGAGGTATCATTGGAGGGGTCGTTGGTTTTTCTTTATCAGGCACTGTTCTTATAGTTCCCATTTATTTTCCTCATATTAGAATCCCAATACCAATTGCCCTTCATATACCTGGTTTGGACTACCAGACGAAGAAGGGGCGTATGGCCATCCTCCCACTACGATGTTCTGCTGCTGTATAGTATCCCAAAGATGTTGACATACATTCCCAAGATTGCGTATACCTTCACCATGACTATCATAGATATTAGCAGTCTGAGGATCACTGAAAGCCCCAAGCATCCCCCACCATTCGACAATCACAGGGGGATTCGAAATACGACCAGCTGCATCAACGAAGACCATATCATCTAATGATGGTGTCACAACTGGGAGATGCCCGTTCCCTTCATTATCAATTCTCAATTCTATCTCGGTGGGATCATCAGCCCACGGTCGAATCAGAGGGCACAGAGTAGAGGGGACTGTTACCACACATTCTGCACGAATGCGTATGGTCACATAGGGGATCTGAACATTCGTGGGACTTCCTTTCTTCTGAACGATATAGAGACTCATCTGAATCGACGCATCTCTCAATCTCAAAGTAGCAGGAATCAAACAACCCGCATTTCGAAGATGACTCAGAGGGTATTCCCAAACAGCAGGCATCGAGAGGTTTGGTGTTCCCGAAACTCTAGACATCGAACGAGACCAATAATCAATGAGGCTAGAATCTCCATCTACCCCCTTGAAGTCAATCTGATCGAACTCTGAACGTCCTGCAAGATGACGCAAGACGGCATTCTTAGCGTCGATAACAGGATCAGAATTCACATTCCTCAGCCGTGCAGTATTCCCTTTGATATACAGACGATTGAAGAACTGCCTGACTCCTCTACCATCCGTGGTTGGATTCATATAGAAGCAGGTACCTGTCCCTGGACAATATGGAGGAAATTCTACAATCGTTCCAGTCAACCAATCATAGTAATAAGCTCCTGTTCGCCCCATATTGAGAAAACTTCCTGAGCAATGAGAACTCGGAGCTGCTCCCGCACAGAGCATCATCAGATTCACGAGACATCCATTGGTACGATGATTGGCAGCATTGAATAGACGACCAGCTCCCAACTCGACCGGAACTTCATAATGATCATTGGTGTGTCGGCATTCTGTCTGAGGAGGAGAATCATAATCAGTATAAGCATAGCAGTCATGATAAGCCCCAGTCACCTCACCATCGACAGGAGTTCCATCAGGACACACCACCCCATCAGACAATGTCGAATTGCCAGGCCAGCAATCGCATTGACAGGTTCCAAACTCTTCGAGACCATTATTATGCCAGCAAGCCGCTCGTTTGAATCGAGCAACACGAGGAATCCGCATCGGCTCTCTTCCAAGATCATGCATCAATCCATCTGCTGCACGATTTGGAAAACTAAGAGATGGTGCGAGAAAACGTCTTCCATTGGTTGGAACGAAATGATTTATCAATGAAGATACTGGATAGTCATAACAATTAGCACAACCAACTTCACAACCACGACTCGTCCCCTGTCCTATCTCATTCGGTTCGAGAGGTGTCTGGCAAGAGTAGAGACGACTCTCCTCACACCAAGGGGAGGTATGCTCAGACGTGCATTCCCCCCATTGAGGAAGATACCAACAAGACCTTCCTCCCAGGAGGGAATAATCATCTTCTCCAAAACAAGGTCTCACTCAATAACCCCCGCACAGATTCTCAATGCACTATTGAATGAAGCCTCAATCCAGTATGGGGTATGGTACATCCCTCCAAAAGCAGTGAACCCATCATCCTGATTCTCATCGATCGTAGAAGGTTCCATATCATCGGGAATCCCAGCCAAACGCTTGATATAAGCTTTCATCACCGTTGTCTGATCGAAATTCTGATCTCCATAATATGGCTTGGAACAGAATCTCGGTTCAGCCAATCCTTCCGAATCAATCCCCATATCCCCCCAATGGTATCCGCAAGGCTCCCCTGGATAGATGGTGTCATGTTCTCTGCCCCAATCAGGCTCCACCGCCCGCATAGGATGCAGTGATTCAAGGCGAGCATAATTATCATCTGCAAGAACCAAGACAGGCTCGAACAGAGCCCACTGGCAAAGATCTAGGTCCCATACCAATCCACTGGGAGCGACCGTTCCAATAGGATCGAAATAGCGAGGAACATCACCTTCCCCACATTCTGCATCAGCGCATGTCTTCCCATTATACCAATAACCGCTTCGAGCATTACAACCTTGTCGAGTAGTATTCTCACAGGTTCCTCCGGGAAGACAGCAAGCTGTCTTGATACAGGGAGAAGGGTCATCAGTTCCATATTCAGGACAGATACCGTCCCTTCTCCAGAAGCCACCTAGTGCATTGCATCTATCCTCAGTGAGTGTCTGACAAGACCCTTCTGGAAAACAACAAGCCGCTCCTCGAGGAACATCACAATGAACCATTGGAAAACTACATTGAGTGAATTCACTCTGTGGCTCTCCTCCTTGATTCAGACAATCAAGACCAGTCAGATTCTGACAAATCCGATCATCTTCGAAACAGCATGCACTCTTTCCACATTCTATAGGGACTCCACCAGGTCCCACACATAACCAATTATGCCATACTCTCCCACCTTGATTTTCACAGGTCTGGGGAGTTGTTAAATAACATTCTCCATCCCGACAACAACCCCGGAATGAACAATTAGCCTCTATGCCACAACGTCCATTGGGATAGAATAGACCATGAAACGTATCACAGACTCTCCTAGACTCAGCTTGGAAACAATCACCATCTAGCTTGCAGCACGCTCCCGGCATATTAGACAGGGCACAATCAATCTGAAGGCACGTTGTATTCTGAACAAACAAACCTCCCACCAGACGACATTCATCATAATTTTTTATACTGCAGATTCCCGCAGCACAGCAAGCCCCATCACCAGGTTCTAATCTTTCACAGGTATGGACCCCACAAGTCACAGAAGACCGACCAGGTCCTAGAATAAATCTTCCTGCTCGCTGATCACATTGAATCAATGTCAGATTGCCAAGACAAGTTCCGTCCCCAAGACAACAAGCACTCTTCTGAGCGGGAGGAGGACACTGAAATCCTTCGCAGGAAGTTTCATTCAGGAAAGTCTCCCCTCCTCCAAGACGACAGACGACATCTCTGAGAAGACTACAAACCCCATCTTTGCAGCACACATAAAGAGTGGCGGCATGAGAACAATCTGTATTCCCGCAATCGACTCCCTGAAAGAACTGACCAGGTCCTCCCGAAAGAGATTCACATTGAGCTTGCGTCAGATTATTAAGACAAGATCCTACTTCTCTACAACAAGCACCTAGAAGAGATGTGCAACTTATACTCGCACAGGTCGAACCATCAATCCCCCTCACACGACCACCCTGCGAAAGGCATGCAGAGGGCTCGAGCAGAAGGCATGAATTGTCAGGCAAACAGCAGGGAACCAACCCCATTAGAACCTAGCCTCTTGCGCAACGCAATCCGTCTGACGGACGTTCAAAGGACGTGGTAATAGACGATATCGTAACCCTGACCATTGACCAACATACCATCGTCCATCAATACTTCGCACTTCGACAATGACCGTTTCTTTGGGAATGGGGTCTTGATTGCCTTGCCAGGTGAAAGCTGCATAATTCTCAGAAAAGAGTCCCGGCCATACATATACGATTTTCATCGTATCGCCTGCGAATCTCGCGATTCCTTCCCCATCAATCTTGACCTCTTGCACACCTATCTTCATTCTGTCGGGTGAGAGTGCTCCCGAAGGCAAATGCTTCGCATAGGTCGCACGAATAACAGCCAGAGCAGAACCACCCCCACTACCACCTCCAAGACGCACAGCCCCCCATTGCAGACCTGTCCCTTGAGCTTTCCAGATGATAGGAATGTTTCCTTCACCTGTTCTCAATGCGATTGTAGATTGATCAACAACTCCCGCAGTCGATGCGGACTCATCTATCACATCGATTTTGACCTGACATACTCCTGAGATCCACGCCCTTCCAATCTTACCTTTTGGAATAGGCTCAGCCAAAACAACGAATTTCTCAGAATGAAGAATAGGATCAGGTAATACTCCTACAACAGAGAAACGCCTTCTAAATTCTGATTCGTTCTGAGATGGGAGAATCAATGGTTTATCAATCCCCAATATCTCAGATTGATTTAGATTGAATGCTGTCGAATTCAAGAGGAGGACAACATTATTCTGAAGGTGACTCCCAGAACCGCGAGACTCTGTATGGTTGAATGCTGAGTCCGCGAAGTTCTCAGCAGCAACTACCATAGCATTATAGGTAGATGCTGAGAATTTCAGCGGCTGTCCAGGAACGACTTTATTGAATTTCCCTGATGCCATATATCACCCCGGAGAAACTGGAATCTGTTGGACCCCTATACGAAGCTTAGAAAAATCAGCCGTTTCATACATCTGTTCGACATAAACTTCTTTTGGAACCTGCGCAAATTGATGGGAACCATCATCTAGCCGAGTTTCATAGACCACCCATAAATAATCCCACCCCCTCTTCAGGGGAATAGTCAAGGACCCCATACTAAAGTTCTTTAATTCAGGAGAGGCTGCAAAGTGGAACTCCATATCATAGATGCCTGTTTCCTTGTTCTTCGTTCCACTAGCACCGAGGAAAAGAACTTCTTCTGCCCCAAAAATCCTGAACGGTTTCTCATTGACTTTCCCTGTCAGCTTATAGAGCGTCCCCTTATACCCAGGAGTAACTACATGAGACTGCATCTCGTAAGACTCATTCCAAGTGAATACGGGAACAGTTATTTCCGTACCTTCAACCACACCATCTCTGACATTGACAGCTCGATCGTGGAAGGTAGCTGGAGGAGAAGTACTGGTACGACTGCGAGTAGAGAGAGATTGCTTTACTGTAGAAGTCCCTCCCTTCGTATCGAAAGACTCTCCATATAACCCCAGAACTGCTGGGAGATAATGAGCGGTAACTAACCAGAGGCCTCTCCCAGAAACTGCGTCGAGATGCTCAGGATTAGGCTCGATATCTATATTCGAACGGTACAGCCCCTCCCAAGCAAGAGGAATTTCAGAAGTAGCTTTATCTCGAATCGTGGTATGATTACTACTCCCTGTCGCATTATACTTACGTTCGAAGGTAGAGTTTTCTCCTACTGTCCAGCGACGACTATCCGGTCGTTCTACCAATACAACTTTAGCCATCTGACAAACTCCTTAATTACCGAATGTGGCTTCTGGGGACTTCGTTATTTTTTCTTTGATCACTTCGAGAAGATTGACTGTTTTCTCAGTTGCCTTCGCAGTCCGTTCCTGGGACGATCCTCCACCACCACGTCCCAAGAGTAGAGCATTGGTGAATGTCCCCGCAATCGAACCACCTCTACTATCAAGATCAGACATCACATCATCTAGATCATTCGGTATCCCCTTGGAAATATCTCCAATATCCATCTTCTCAAATTCAGAATCACTTCGTGCCCATTGAGCATCTATCTCGGCCCTCTGTAATTTTTTGAGGGCTTCTGCTGTTTCATTATCGACGTTCTTCACCACTTCCTGATGAGCTGCTTCAAGGTCATCATTGAATGACTTATTATCTGCTCCGATAGCGGCCATGTCCTTCACATATTTTCTATTGAGTTCCTCCAAAACCGCTGCCGAATCATCAAAGATTTCTTTCTGTCTGTTGAGAAATTCTTTTCCTAGATCAGCTTTCTCACCGACCAAATCTTCATCGACTTTCTCGAGAGCGTTTTTCTCCATCGCATCGATTGCATTAACACGTTCTTTAGCGGCTGCGACCTGTTTTGCTGCTTGCTGAAGAGCTCGATTGAGATTTGGATCTACTTTGAATCCCTTCTTTCGTAATTTATCGGTCATCAGAGGATTCTCAGCTAACTCAGCTTCAGCATGCTTAAGACGCATACGCTTCAATCGATTTTCTCCACCTGGAGCATAAGGAGCTTCTCGAAGATCACGTGCTGCTTCATCCCTTTCCCTTAAAGCCGCATAATGCTTATCTGCTGCTTCCTTGACTTTCTCGAACTGCAATTCAGCATTCGCAAGATCACTCTTGACAGAAGTTCTAGCTATATCAGCACCAACCTTAATCTCGAGTTTCTTCTGAAATCCCAAAGCATCCGCCATCGTCTTCTTGAAAAGATATGCGAATCGAGAAGCTACATCGAGGATAGTTCGTAATCCAAGAGTGAGTCCTTCTCTCAATGATTCGGCACCTATCGTCCACACCGCTCTAATACCATCCCAGAGTCCGCGAAGTCCTTGAAATAGCTTCGTTTTGAAGGTATCCCATATTTCTAATAAGGTGCCTGTAGCAATCACCCATTCCGCTTTCAGTCCCAACCATAGAATCTTCGCAGCAAGAGAAAGATCCCCTCCAAGAAGAGCATCCTTAATCCCCTGCATAGTCCCCATGAATATGGACCCCATTGTCTTAAACTTCGCACCGAGCCAGGAGACCGCAGCTCCCCCTCTCCCAGAAAAATATAGAAGAGCGACCGTGCCCACCAAGAGGGCTGCGGTCATCATTCCCAGGTTCGTGGTCAGAAGAGCAATGATACCCAATGCTGCTGACAGAACAGAATGAATAATCTTCACGACAACCAATAGACCCGCCCCTACCTTAGATAAAACAAGAAGACTAATACCGAGTCCCATTATACTACCACCTAGAATAACGACCCCAGCTGCAATCTTAGCGATCGAAATGAACAGAGCTCCATTGGCTGCTGTCCAATCAATCACCCTTGCTAGAATCCTGACTAGCCTCTCACTCAGAGGTTTCAATGCCTTTTCCAACCCAGCCCCTATCCAGAAACGAATGGTACGGACCTGGAGTTTGATAATCTCGAAGACGTCCTTGAGTTTGTCCCCAGCATCAACTGCGGCCTGAGGGGGAATAATGTTGAATTGCTTTGCCTTATCCATATATGCTTGAAGACCTCTAGCCCCATCTTTCAACATTGGAAGAATACCTGTTGCTTCGCGTCCAAATATCCCCATCGCAGCCGCGACCCGAATCGTAGGATCATCTATCTTAGAGAGACGAGAAGCAATCAGAGCCAACTGTTCTTCTGGAGATTTATTCACGAATTCTTCGGTCTTCAGATTTAAGAATCCAAAAGCCTTCGATATCTCCTTCGTACCAGTCATGGCCGCGACTAAAGTCCGTTGCATTCTCTTGAGGGCATTCTCAAGACCCTGCATAGAAAAATCTGTGAACATCGCTGCGAGTTCGAGACCACTCAGAGTCTGAGTAGCAAACCCTGTCCTCTGAGACATCGCAGATAGACTATCACCCATTTCGGTGAAGGTCTTAGTTGATAGAATGAAAGGCGCACTCAGAGAAGAACCGAATGCGGTAATTGCAAGACCGCTCCTGAAGAGATCCTGTCCCCATGCCTTCAATGTATTCTGAGCACGACGAAGACCAGAGACTAACTTAGAATCATCAGCAAATAATTCAACGAAAGCTCGACCGGCTCTGATTGGACCTGCAAATGAAGACATAATTCACCTATTTCATAAAGATAGAATTATTCATTATCTTTCCTGACAATACCTATCTCTTAGCATCACTCGATCATCACCTCTCATCATTGATCCGTCGAGTCTGCTCCCTCATTCCATTCGATATCAACGCGAAGTCCCGCAAGTCCACGTCCCCGTCCCCGTCCGCGTCGAGTTCGTCCAAACAGTCCACGAGCCACGTACAGGGGACGTATTCAACGTCCCCGACGATCGGCTGATTCGGCCCCGCCATGCAACTTCCAAAATAGCGCATCGCTTTCTCTCTTGGCCGCGTGACGACAATGCGCTCCGGCGGCGGACACGGCGGGCATTCCACGGGCGGCGGCGGAGGGAGGGTAATACATGAGCCAATCTCAAACACGACGGTGACAAGCGCTATGAGTCTCACGGGGAATTCCTTTGAAACATTTCCAGCACCATCGCGTGAGTCATCGCATCACCGCGCAAACGGGATCACCCCGCATCCAATCACGTCTTTGACGGCGGTCGCACCCGCCTCCGTGTTCGTAATCAGCATCCCGACGTGCCGCCAAGTCACAGACCCGGTGCTGGCCGCATTCGCAACACATTTCAATGATAGTTCTCGGGTGGACGTATAACTTTCGGAATCGCTCGTGTCTTCCGACTGCCCGGTAACACCCTCAGCCCAATTAAGAGCAACTGGTGTATCAGTCCCATTCCCCCGAAGTATAATGTCAAAACCGGAACCTGATGCGGGGGGTGGGGTGTTAAGAGTATTAGCCGAAACATACCCCGTTAGATTGGATACGATCGCCGAAAATCCCATCGGAACGCGGTGAGCCGTTTCATCATTTGCCAGGGTTGTGGCTCCACCACCACCCGGAGTGGTTTTCGTGGTGCTTTTAGCCTGAATAAAACCGCCACCTGTCCCAGCGAAAATCGAGTGGAACTGCTTATTCGTTGAAACCCATTCGACGGCGACAATCTCCACCGTGGCGGAACCCGCGCCGGTTGCGGTGATCCGATAACACACATCATCGTTAGCCGCCACGGTAACGGCATTGGTGGTATCTTCTGCAATCGTAGTGCTTGTCGCATTTGCTTCGAGGTTTCCTGGAGAACCGGCCTGTGCCCCATCTAGCATTAAAGCACATTCTAGATTCGTGAATCCACTAAACGCGGAACACTTCACGAACATGTTCTTTAACGTGCCTGCGGCGTTGCAATCGAATCGTGCCCAGACTTCCGTGGTATTCAATGTGCTGCAATTATCACTTAAGGCTGCGTAGCGAGCGGTCGTCGTCGTAATAGCGGCGAAGTTGATGGCCGCGTGTTTGACCATCGTCAGCGTCGAATCAGTAGGCTCGAATACGATGGAGGCGTGGGAAATATAACATGAGAAACCCGGATCATCGCCAGATCCGAGCGTCACCTTCCAGTTCACTTCATCGCCATCGGCCACGGTAGCGGTATTCACATTGTCGGAGAATCGCTGAACCAACCCGGCGGTGAGCGTAACGGAAATGGCGGTCGATTCACCGTTTATTTCAAGGGTAGCCGTCGCATCCACGGCAAGATTGGTCATGTCGGCATAAATCCCCGCCTTGCTGATTACACCCGGTGTGTGATAGGTGATCTGCGTGTTGGCCCGCACTGTCTTAATAACCAACGGGGCGTTCGCGCAGACAAAGTAGATTGATTCCGCACCAGCCCCAACTCGCACATACTCCTGCGGGCTACTGTTTCCGCAGATCATCAGAGATTTAGCCATGAACGATTCCTACGATTCGATCTCGTGATACGTCCCGACCACGGTAATGCTCCCGCCCGTCGGAACTGAACAGGTGATGAGCAGCTTGTCATCCGCGGCCCCGACGCCCAGCTCGCCAGCGCCGTTGCCTTCCACAACCCCCGAACCCTTGGCCAATCCAGGATGCGACAGAACGGTTCCTTCGTCCGTCGGCGTTGTGGTTGCTGCCAGGCCGACCGTCACCGAGACATCTACGCTGTTGGAGTTGGCAACCATCGCCGAGCATCGCGTGATCACCAGCTTCTTTCCCGCGGTCGGAGTAAGTATCGTGATGTTGGTCTGCGCTGCGGTGTAATTCTTGCGAAAAGTCCGCGTGTAGGGATGCCCGCAGTTGACCCAGGGTACACCGTGACGATCACAGACCGCATCACTCCGATCGTTGACTGCTACGGCCGCCGGAGTCGATCCGTGGGCGATAGCTTTGTAGCCGATTTTGACCGGCTTGGTTGTGCCGTCAGCTCCATCGTGAGCCACATCCCCACCGCATACCGCCGTCACAAGCGCCGAACCCGCGGTGATGAACAACTTGACCAGGCCTCGGAGATACTGCTGGATCGTTCCGTTCGCGTCCGTGACCACGGCTGCGCCGGTCGTCGCGCCCAAGACCACCACCGCGGGATCATCGGAGGCCAACGTGGTTCGCTGCACGTTCGTCCCGACCGCACCCGCACCCGCGGCCACGCCCGCCTGCCCCACGATCGGATTCACTTTGGCGCGATCCGTTTCGTCCCAATCGTCTATGATCTGCAGCGCCGTTTTACACGCATTTTCTGTGGTCAGAATTGCATCAAGCGTCCCATTCCCGGTGGCGATGAGTATTTCCAGAGCCGCGAGGGAAATTGCAGCCTGGCTAAGGTTGCCATTTTCCTGCGCAGGCACGAGCAACGAATCTTCGTAGAAAATGAGCAGCTTGTCCGTATCGTCCATCGACGTGGTGTCGAATTCAAGGGTGAGGACGTTCGTGGCTACAGTCCCCCCTTTGGCCGGATCCGCGAAGTTATAGATGATGATTTGGTCGGTGACGTTGACGACAAGCAACACAGCTTCCAAAAGAATCGGGTTGATGTCCGTGAACGTGACTGTCTTCGCCGATGCATCAAACGTATAGTTGGCTACGGATAATTTCATAAAGCCACCGCCATCGCAATAACCTCATCTAGAGTGGGAACATTATATCCATTGGCTTGCAGCCGTCCTAGTCCTTTAGGAACTAAATTGATACTGATATTCTCATCAGTTCCTAGAGCATTTATCAACAGAGGATTGCCTGTCGCAGAACTTCTAATCTGGAGATAGTTCACAGCAGACGCAGTGAGTAATAATTGCAGAAGAGGAAGGACTCCTCCCGACCCTAGAAAATCAATCTCGTCTCCATCGAAGATCAGACCAACACTCCCCGTCAATCTTCCAACACCATCGAGAGGAGTACTCAATGCGACATTACCATTCCTCAGAAGTAGTTTGATAGTCTCTGCGAGAGTAAGATTCGTCCCATCCCATTCAAATCCCGGCACTCCTCCAAAAACCGAACTATTGTTGAATTGGATTTGTTTATTGGCTCCACCAGGAGAACCCCCAGCACCTATTGCAGTCCAGCCTGTTGTTCCATTATTATTCACATAGAACGTATCATCAACTGAATTCCAACAGATAGTCCCTTCACTCGCAGAATGAGTAGGTACTCCTGTCGATGTCTTAACTTGAGCTACAATTTCTCCAGCAGGAGCTGTTGCATGAGAACCACCTTTGAAAGCACCATTCGCTATAGCCTGCAGCACGACATTGATATTCCCTGCTTTGATATCCTGAGGATCATAGAGATCGAAGCCATGAACTCCATCAGAAGGCTGAAATTCACCGGTGATATTTATAGGCATTAGGACACCACCACATTCTCACCAGATGGGAAGATCGCAGCATTATCTGATCTCCAACAACGATATGTCTCAACATACCCATATTGATTGGTATGAGAAACATTCGTCCGGTAAGACCCAGCGATTGCGAAACCGGTCGTCCCATCTTTGATAGTCGCAAGGTCAGAAATACGACTAGGATGACAAAACCATAGATATTCACCGGCCTCGATCTTAATGGCGGTATAGGTTCTAGCTAAACTGCTCGAAACAATAGACTCGCCATCAGCAGTGTCATCAAGAGCGAGGATATTCGCATTCGTAATGGGATCAGTCACTGGCCCGGGGCCCATATAGATTCGATTGTTCGGGAGAGACGAAGATAGAGCTAATGAAACAGTCCCTAGATTATCAAAAGTGATATCACTACGGAACTGTTCGAACGTCTCGGCGAAACCACTTCCATTCGTCACACTGACAGTCCCTGTTCCTATCCGACTGAACCCAGCTATTTCACCGGCCAGAGAAAAATATAGATTCGAAATCCCTAGAGCAGAGCGGAAGCAGTACCAAGCGTACTTTGCTCCAGCACTCATGGTAAGATTTCCCGAACCTGTATTGTAAGCATTGTCCAATGCGAAAGAACCAAGAGCGACAGTCTGGGCCGAGTCCAGAGCCGCTGCTTGGGAATTCATTCCAGCATACCTACGATTGTAATAAGTCACTGTCGCTGTAGGTATGGTCTTTACTACACCATTGACTGTGATAGATGGAGTAAAGGTTCTTACCGTCCCTACCGAAGTTCCTTTATTATATGCGGGACCAGTCAATGATGTGAATGGCGCAGAAATTGTTGCTGGGTAGTCCGTCCCAGGATCTCCTCCCGAACTCACATCTACAGACCCTGCAGAAGGCACTCCTGTGAATGTCCAAGCGAAGGTAGGAACAGATGTCCCCCCCGAAGCGACCTCGGCATTCTGTGCATTAGACGCACCTGCTCCAATATTCACCGTGTGCGTATTGATTGCTGGTATCACAGCAACGAGAGCTAGATACCAGACCTGAACCCAGGCCCCTAGAGTAGAACTATACTCGAGCCCCATCGTCGACCCCGCAGCCATTGTGACGGTATTAGCTGAGAGCCTGAGAAGACTCCCTCCAGCTCCTATATTGGTATCGCTGAGCGTCAGTGTCCCTGTCCCATTATCATTACGAAGAATCACCAACTGTCCATTTCGACCCGCTGCAATAAAAGGAGCGGCAGTGCTCGTCACATTCCCAGATGTGGTATAGGGGGTGACAGGAACCCCATCAGTAACTGAAATAGTCGTTCCTGCTGCTATGACCTGCGTTGCTCTTTCAGAAAGGATATCAGCACTACTCGCCCCAGCCGCCAATTTCCGAAGATTGTCCCACGTCGTCCACGCGAGCTTCTTCACATTACTGGCATCTTTCAACCCGATACCATTCCACACCGAAGGGTTTGTAGGCAACCAATCTTGATCGTTGGACATCGAATATGCCAACAACGGACAGATGCGCGACGCCACCATGAGATCCCATAGTTTCTGGAGAGCCAAACTCTGCTCAGCTTGCCCCCGATCGAGGGAGTCATACCCAAACTCCGTCACGATGACATGCTTTCCGAACTTCGCCGCCGACTGAATAATGGGACTGAACCTCGCAATGGTGATATCCGCGATGTAGGTACCCACTTCTGAGGGATAGTATGTAACTCCTATCTGATCCACCAAAGCAGCGATAGCATCGCTGCAGACCGACACCGTCCCCGCGGCCGCGGCGGCGTCTAGTTGAAAGCTCAGAGAAGTATTGATCCTGGGGAAGGCGGCTTTCACCATCTGCTGCGCAAGTCGTATCGTACCAGCATACTCTACCAATTGTGTTGGATTTATCTCGATGCAGAGATTGATTCCCCAGAGGATCTTTCCATAGGTAGTCAACAGCGTATCTAGTGCCGCGAGATATGCTGCCTGACTCATCCCTGTGAGTTGATTATTCGATATTTGGAAGAATGCTTTGCTAGCAGCGAATGCCCCATAAAACGTCTGATAATTACTATCCATGAATGAGGTGAACCCATCGAGATGGGAAATGACTCCAGTAGCTCCTAGCTCATCTCGTATCTCTTCAAACTTGGCGATGATGGTAGCTATATTGGGAGGGGAGGTACCAGGTGTCATAGGCCATTGGGACATGATAGGAAAATTGGGAGCAGTCTCCCCAGGAAGAGAGGAATTCCTCCACTTCCTACTTACACCATCATATGATAGAATCTGATTATCTGACGGGGTGTTTATTTCAGAATTGATGAGATCCTTCAGTGAGTCACGATCAGCATCTGAGATGAATGTCTTTGGCATCTAAGACACCCTCAAGAGCTCAGCACTGATTCCCCAGGTTGTCAATTTAGATCCATCTGGATCAGTCCAGAGAATAACCAACTCATCTCGAATGAAACGCTCCTCATCCCAATAGAACAGATAGGTATCTCGTTCTGATTCTTCAACTCGGAATTCTACATTCTTCCCAGCAGACCCAGCTCCCGCGAGTTCATAGATTGTTCGATCGAAGGAGGACCCAAATCTGTGATCGACTTTCAACTGAAGAAGGGCTGAACCACTCCCTCCAGCAAAAGTCACCCTGAGTGCTTGGAGAGCATAGATATCGACCGGAAGAAAGAGTCGAGGAACCACCATCCGATTGGTGAGACTCCCCATGTCCCCACGACCAGAAAGATTGATTGTCTGAGGAGAAGCCATGCTACCTCCTCAAATCATACAGATTATCTATAATATGTGTGATACCGTCGGGACGGGACGGGATTATCCTCGAGCCAGGAAACAACCAAACTGTGGTCAGCCTCTTGAGCTTCGAATTCGCATCGAGAACTAGAGTACCCCCATCGCCTATCTTCAATACTGTCGCATCTCCTGTGACAGCAGCATGATTGTAGATAAGAGTTCCGAAGAAGACATCACCATTCACAATCTTCGCGGTATCTTGAGTATGCTCCCCACCCATCAATCGCATGGTGGTAATAGCTGAATCACACTTCACCGTCCCTCCCTGATTCTGAACAACGGGAATAGCTGTCTGTCCATAAGTAGCTCCAATTCCCGCTGCTATTGTGAGAGTAGCTTCTTTCAGAACTTCCTGAATCCCTATGGTATCGAGCTTGACATTCCCCTTGAGAAGTCCATTGCACCTACTCCAGATCACCTTATCGACATAACCAGGATCAGCTGCATTACTTCCAATCTCGACCTTGACTGCTGAGTCTGCTGCATCGATTCGTATTTCATCAGTTCGAAGAGTAGCCCCTCCCGCATCCGATTCGTAGAAGAAACCCCCTCGAGCAAAATATCGAATCAAAGAACCCGCTATCTGAAGAGGACTCCCAGAGGTCCCAAAAGAACCCACATACCGTGAAGGGACTAGAAGGCTATTGACATCTACACCTCCCTGATCTCCTGTGATGATATCTCGTGGAGAATCTGCAATCCTCACATCATCAGCTGTGGCTGGTTCATTGACTGGAGCCCAATCACCAGAAGTATTCCAATTCACCCCATTCAACTGTTTATCTGCCATAAAGCACCCCTATGGAATAATGAATAAACTTCCAGGGGAAACAAGACTTCCCCACAATACACCAGGCTCTCGTAGAATAAGATTCCCTGGGATTTCATACAGAGATTCACTCAGATCTAAAACACCTCCCGAAACAACGTAATAAGCACCGAATGTAGATAGAGTAGCTGAGGATGGAATGAGACGCAGTAATCCTCCATCGATACAAATGATTGAATTAGTACCTATCAACGTCTTGCATTCGAGCACCCCTCCCAGAATCACCCAGGTCGCGTCAGCCTCATCATCTGGATCGACACTCTGTGAAATAAAATGACCATTCCTCGACCAGACAAATGAAAGGGCTCCAGAAATAACAGTGACATCAGCATCGAGACCATCTAGAATAATCTGATCTATGAATCCTCCCGACGTCTGCTTAATCCCAACTACACCAGACTCTACTATGAGAACGCCTGGATCCTTCTGAAATTCTAGGTACCCCCCATCTCGTGCTATTCTAAATCGAACCCGAGCTCCAACTTGAGTAATCACCTTACCATGCGCAAGATAGACAGACCCAGACCCCTCCAACAGATGCTCATCGTGTCCTGAAGCCTGTTGATCCCATCTAAATGGATTATCAGGCAAGCCTATATTATGTGTAGCATCGATCGTCTGCCGCATGATAAAAGGTATGTCATCGAGTCTACCTGTTCCAGAACAGGGAGTCTGCACAGAACCATCGAATAATGCAATCGCATTATTAGCCCAATTCACTAGACCCCCTGTCAATGTCGTTGCTCCTCCTGCCCAAGAAGCAACGGTACTCGTCTCTGAAAGAGAGACATCGGTGTTTGCTGCAGTTCCCAGAGTATAAGCAATTGCTCGCATAACACCTGCAGATGGGTTCGAAGCTATTACCGCATATTTGGGGGCACTGACAGTAAGAACATGAGAAATAGTCGCTGTCGAATAGAGGGTCCCTGCACCAGCCCCAGCATTGATTGCTGCTGCCAGATTCGCAGCTGATTCGGTAGCTGTCGCTCCTCTGTTGACCTCCCTCGCAACTCCATTATTTATGGTGGTTTTGAAAGTATAGGTAATCCCAGAAATCGAGACTGTTTCATTATTGAGAGCAACTGAAGAAAATGTCAGATCACGAGTTGCTGCTACTCCAGGAGCAACGCCGTCATCCCAGCTCGCTCCTTCGAGAGGATCTCCCGTTGTCGACCTCCAACGATGTATCTCTTGTGCCATACTATCTTTCCCCTGCCTCAGATCCATTCTCGGCCGCGATGCCGAACTCTGAGTCTGAATCAATAATAGGAATGGGAGTAAGGTCCATCGAGAGAGCTTCATCACCTGCGACACCTCCCTGGTCGAATAAGACTTTCAATTCTGACAGATTTTCCACTCGAGCAGTCTTTTTCTTAAGGTATGGATTATAATCAGAAGGCTTAGCATCTCGTCCCCTCTTGGGATCACGATGGGCATTGGCATACATAGCAAGCCAGACCGACCACCGACTCCATTCGGCCTTGCCTCGTCCATCTGACATCCATATGAGTTCTCTCAGAGTTAGAGGGCCGGGATCGATACCACACGAACCCGCTAACTCGTAGACAATCCGCCAGTAGTCTCTGACTCTGCCATGATCTTGTCCATGATCTTGTCGAGATCCATCGCGTCGATCTTCGCCGTCACCCTCTCCACCGTTCGATTGATCACTATCGACTGAGTCGTCAGAGCTTTCATTATGTCTTTCCGACCCATTCCGCGGAAAAAATCAACTAGCTCATCGAAGAAAGCTGACTGAGCTGCGAAAATAACTTCACCACCGAGAGCACTACCAAACGCTTCATCTGTGACTTCGAGTTTATCTGCTTGAGGCTTGACAAGCACAAAAATCACATCGCACAAGAGCATAATATCGGTGCCGAGACGAGTCAATAGAGGAGGATCACCAGAAGTAATGTTCAGAAGATCAACATCTAAAAAACTCTTCACACGTTTGACAGAATCAATTGTGAGATTGATTGTCCACGTTCTATTAGCACTATCGATGAATGACTTCATCAAGAACTCCTGAAAAGAACTCCTACCTGGAAAGTTCCCGCTGTCGCAGTACCATTCGTCACCAATATCTTATCGATGGGATTACCTGTGAAGGGGAGAGTAATTCCTGTTCCATTAGCCCATTCATAAGCAGCATCAGCAACCAGCTTCAATGCTAGGGCACTCGCAGGAGTCGTAGCCCAAAAATCAGCCATTGCTCGCACCGTCGACTTAGCTGCAAACATTTCAGCAAGATCGAAATCCCAATCAGAATCAATGATTATCTGCTTGCTGACCACAACAGCAACCCCACCACTTGTTGGGAATGCATCACCCAGACCAGCAGGAGTTTCATCAAAGGTGATGATCGTACTCGGAGTGATAGCATCAACCCGAATCCCCCTTCGACATTTATGAGTCGTCCCATCTCCAGGATCAGTCCAATGAATATCGACCAGATCACCAATGACAAATGGTGTTGCAAGACCAGTGACTGATGTAGGTGGAGACCCTGCTGCGAGAACACCCGCTACTCCTGCAGGAAGAGTTATCTGATGCGATTCTTGTCCGGTCGCAATCCTCACCACCTTCGACGTGAAAGACATCCCTCCCACACTCACCACAGACTCTATCGTTCCAGTAGGCATATCAACTCTCCCTCAGAGTAGTATCTCTTCTTTCTACTCACAAATCATTCTCTACGGGACGGTCACCCACGAATTGTACTTCACAAGCTTCGCCGTCACAGAAACCATCATCGCATTCTCAAGAGGCTCTTCACGCTTAAATTCAGTGATCGCGAAGAATCCCTGAGGTCCTTGTGCACCAGAAGTCGTCTTCGGCTGGTCTAGTATAGCTAGCTCGACGACCTTTCCAGTCCCATCAGCATTGAGAAAAACATCTTTTACCACCCCAAATGCCGCATCCCCTGGCTTCCAGACCATCTGGAATTCAACACTCATTTCACGGAGTCCCGAAGCAGTAGCTTTCCACCCCGAATTCGCTCTAGATGTAACATCTGCCTCCGCAGAACTCAAATTCAGAGTCACATCTTTGACATTACTCATCTCGGTCAGCCCTGCATAACCAACAAAAGCAGAATCAGCAGCTACCGCAGCACCACGATAGATCTTTGCATTCATTCCCAACAGATACTCAGCCATCTCTTAGCTCCTATCTCATCTTAGCCCGCTGCCAGATTTCAGGCAGCTTCGGTAGACTCTTCTCAAATGCCGGTCCCATGAAAGGCCGGGCTCGATATCGTGCGAGACGATTTCCCCCCCTCCCATTCGGACTTGTCCCTAATCGCTTCATCATAGTCAGACCTCCATATTCAAGCAATGGAGGGACCAGAGTAGTCACTCTCTTGGACCACCCTTGTTTCTTCACTGGTCCAATCACAACGCGACGACCTCGCATCTCAGTACCAAATTGAATCGAATTCTTGAGGAAGCCTGTTCGCGAGGTAGGAGGTTCTCCAGGTATAGAGACAGCATTCCCTTTCCCAAGACTTCTCCGAGCAACCGCTCTGACGTAAGCTCCAAATCCACGCAGAGCCTTCCCTGTCACCCTATCGATCATCTTCGTTATGATAGAAGAATTCTCGAACACCTTCGTCAACCCTCTGAGTTTGAAACTAATCATCGAGTCACCTGCGCACGGAACGTCACAGTGAGAATACTCAGAAATTCATTAGCCTGATCGAGATGGTCAGGAGAATATATTGGGACATTCTCAGTCTTAACCCAATAATGGGACGCAAATAATTCTGGGGCCCTGAGAGCTTCCACTATCTCCATTACCAACCCCATCATTCTATCTATTTCGACTGAGAGAGTCCCTACCTTCTTGTGAATTCCCACATCAATCTGGACCTCATCTTGCACAACAGCACGAGAGGCTATTTCATACTCGACTCCCTTAGGTACCACCAAAACCCTAAGCATCGAGCTATTATTGAGCTCGGTAGCTGGCCGATATGAACGAGTAGCCACAAAACTCTGTGAAAATGCTACACTATTCAGATAGTCAACTACAGCCTGAGCGACATAGACCGCGGGATTCTCAGGACTAGACATTGATAGACTCCCTAAGCTTTGTATGAATCCTCGTAATCCGCCCTCGAGAGTCAGCCCAACGATAATGTCCTTGACCATTGAGGTCGAGGACTTCGAAGGTCTTGACTGACCCTCCTTCTTCAACGATCTGAATCTGATCACCAATCTTCGGAGATGTGGGCACTCCTCCCCACTTCAGCGACGCTGTTGAGACCAGCCAATCAACCGAATTCGATTCTATCGTCTGGCCAGATTCATCTAGAACATCTCGAATCGTCTGTCCCTGAGTTGCTGCAATAGAAAGAGGAGGCTCACCCTCACGCATATAGACCACGATATCAGAGAGGTGATCTATACGCTGATCATCGAGCCATGCAATCCCTTTTGTAAGCAGATTCGACATAGAATCCTA